AAGTTCTGGGGCGTTGTCTATATCACCAAACAACACGGGCTTTATCAGCCCATTTTAAAAAGGTTCTAACATGGCTAAAGACACTATCCGCGATTATAGCGCGACAAGTTCCGACAACTCGGACATCCAGTCAGTTGACATATCTGAGGGCTGTGCTCCCAGCGGATTAAACAACGCTATCCGCGAAGTTATGGCAGACCTTAAAGATGTCAGCGCTGGGACTGTTGCTCTTGAGACGCCTGTAGCTGACAGCTTCAGCACGGACACCATCAGCGAAAAGACATCTGCCACTGGCGTGACCATTGACGGCGTTCTCCTAAAAGACGGCGCTATAGGCTCTATTGCGAATGCTGTAGCGGCCCACCTGACCAGCATAAATGGCGGGCAGATTGGCGGTTCGAGAAATCTTATCATCAATGGTGCGATGCAGGTGGCACAGCGGGGTACGTCAGCTACAACTTATTCCAATTCAGGTGGCTTTGGTGCGGCAGACCGCATTTCTTTTCGCAGAGGCGGCACTTGGGCAACAACTACTTTTGACCTCTCGCAAGAAGACACTTCTGGCCTTGATGAATTTCCAAAATGCAGTCAGATAAAAGTTCAAGACGCAGTGGCAAACCCAAATGCTAATGATGATACATTTTGTAGTTTTAGATATGCTCTTGAAGGAAATGAAATTCAGCATTTACAGTACGGAACATCTAATGCAAAAGATGTCACTTTATCCTTTTATATTAAGGCTCCTGTTACTGGAACTTACTGTGTACACTTTGAAATTGTTCATGCTTCCGCAAATTATGTAGCAGAATATACTATAAACTCTGCTAATACTTGGGAGTATAAAACTATAACTGTACCAGCCCCAAGCACTAGCGAATTAGGAACTAAGCCTACAAATGACAACAGTATTCAACTAGCTATTTACTGGATACTTAGTGGAAACACTACAGGAACAAGTACCGCACGTGGGTCGGCAGGGTGGTCAGGAACTACACCAGACCGAACACGTTACACAGTAAATCAAGCAAATGCTTTTTCTACTCTTAACAATGCAGTTCAACTTACAGGATGTCAACTAGAAGTCGGCACCAACGCATCTGATTTTGAATACGAAAGTTTTGCGGAAACTTTGCAGAAGTGCAGAAGATACTTTATTGGCATTGGAAATATTTATAGCGATTTTTGGGGGGCAACCGGTACGCAAACGGTAGGTCTGTATATTGGGGCACACCAAAATAATGCATACATGCCAATAAATGTACTTAACCCAACTCAAATGAGAGCCACACCAACAGCGGCAATTAACGGTACTCCAAAGTTTACAGATTTTGCATCAAACCGAGAGAACATAACGGGTGTGGGCATAACTTCTCAGCATTTAATTAACTTTACTTACGATGGCAGTCAGAGAACTGCTAATGAAGGTATAGGAATTAATTTAGGAGATAGTGGTGTAGGTTTATCATTATCAGCGGAGTTTTAAAAATGAACATAGAATCAGCACAGTATGTAAAACCTGAAGGCACCGATAATGAGTGGATTAAGGTAAACACTGGTAATCAAATACTTGGTATACCCATTGACCCTGCTAACTCAGACTACGCAGAAATTATGCGTCAGGTTGAAGCTGGCGACTTAACAATAGAGGAGGCAGACTGATGGCAAAAGATAAACTTACCGATTACGATGCCACTGCGTCCAACAATTCGGATGTCGGCGGTGTCAACACTGCTGAGGGCATGTTACCGTCAAAGGTCAACGACGCTATTCGTGAGCTAATGAGCCACCTAGCTGACTTCTCAGCGGGCACAACTGGCGTTGATGTCCTGAACCTACAGGACGACGACAACAGCGCGTCCATCAAGTTCCAAGCCCCGTCAGCGGTCACAACAACTGTGACATTTACATTGCCGGACGGCGATGGCTCTAACGGGCAGACACTGCTCACAAACGGTTCTGGCACCCTATCATGGGGCTCCGGCGGCGGCGGTTCATTCTTGGGAGAAGCAGGCGGTGGTCTGGGTGATATTATCCGCGTTCACGAAAAACAGCTAGACACAGATGTGACTGTTGCAACCGATACGAATGGCTTGGCGGCTGGCCCGCTGGCGATTGCGTCCGGCGTTACAGTGACGGTCAGTTCTGGCGCAACATTGGTGGTGGCATAATGAGTACGTTACACACAAACACAGTTGAGACCAGTTCCGGCGGCGCGGTCACGCTAACTAAGCAGAGTGCGGCGAAGGCACATACGCAACTTTCTACAAGCGGCACGACAGAGTTGCTAGGAAGTTTAAATTTTTCTTCTGTCACAGATGTTGGCACGGGTCTAGCAGATTTGTTTTTTACTAATAACTTCTCTGGTAACAGTTATGCTAATCCCGCAACTGCAGACGGAGGAGGCAGTACGCAAGCTGTTGTTAGTTCTTGGCACAATTTTGGTAATGCCTATCGGTCTACTGCGGCTAATTCAATAGGCATTAGAAATATTAACGACAACAGTATTGTTGATAGGAGTTTTGTTGTTATAATTTATTGCGGAGACCTAGCATGAGTGAAATAAAAACAGACAAACTTAGCAGTCTCACAGGCACCGACAACGACATCACAATTGACCCTGATGGAACTGGTAATACTATTATTGCGTCAGGTAATTTAGGCGTTGGCACTACAACACCAGACAGCCCACTTGAAGTTTCCGTTGCTGGTCAAGCTAACATGAAGCTAACCAATAGTTCAGCTTCTTCAGAACTCCGCTTCATTGCGGATAGTTCAGTTTGTTACATTCAAACTCAAACTAACCATCCACTTGCCTTTGCAACAAATAACGGCGCAGAAGCTATGCGTGTTAGTGGCACCAGTCTTGTAATCGGCGCAACCTCTGCATATGGGGTTGGTACTACATTTGCACAACAAGGTTCTAACGGTACGCTTGCTGTCTTCAATCAAAACTATGGAAACGGTTTCACATCGCATCAATTCAGGTATAACGGTTCTGCCGTTGGTTCAATTACTATAAGCACCTCTGGCACAAGTTACAACACATCATCTGACCACCGCCTAAAGGAAAATGTCACTGACATTACAGGCGCAACTGACAGGCTAAAGCAACTTAACCCTGTACGGTTTAACTTCATTGTTGACCCCGACACAACGGTTGATGGCTTTTTAGCACACGAAGCACAGGCTGTAGTACCAGAAGCCGTGACAGGCACACACAATGAGGTTGATGACGATGGTAACGCTGTCATGCAAGGCATTGACCAAAGCAAGCTAGTGCCGTTGCTGGTGGCTACCATACAAGAACAGCAGACAGCTATTGAAGCATTGACTGCTAGAGTAACTGCATTGGAGGCTGAATAAATGGCACTTGGAAAAATAAAAGCAGATACCCTAGAACACAGCACCGCTGGGTCACTTGATACAAGTTACGTTGTTAATGGTAGCTTAAAATATTGGGGTTTTATTAATCAGGTTACAGGTACAATAGAAGACACCCTAAACATTGCCTCAGAGTTAGATAATGGCACAGGTGATACTACAATTACTTTTTCTTCGGCAATGACGAATGGGTTTCATTCATCAAATGTTTCATCTCAACCTGTTGTATCTCCGTATGAAAGACCAAAATTATTTGGTTTAAATACCACCACAACTCAGCGTTTTCAAAACGAAAGAACTGACAATGGGGTTGATGTAGATACTACAGATTTGTGTATTCAAGGCGCAGGAGACCTAGCATGATAAACACACCTGAGTTTCAAGGCACCCACCTCTGGGACAGACTATGCTGGGCAAAGGAAAACCTAGAGCCACATCAGTCAGACTATCGTGTTGTCTATGAGGACAGCCTTGACGAGTGTGCAAAGATACTTGTGCCTGACCCGAACTGGATGGCGTGTGCGCTTGCCGGAGGAATATTGCCAGAGGTGTGGGTGTACCATGAGCTAGCTAAAGATGAAGCACAGCCAGACTTCAAGAAGCACACAAGAGGCTATCTGCTACATGACACCAAGCCTGTTGGCCCTATGACAGAGGAACAGGCAATCGAATATCTCATTATGAAGGACTGCCCGCAATCTGTGTGGCAGAACTGGGACACTGGCAATAAACCTAAGATGGTTATCTGCCGTAAAGAACAGTTACCAAGCACAAGAGAGTGGCGCAACGCTTGGAAGATAACT